ACTTTTCTTGTTGTTTGTTGTTGTGAGTCAATAGACCTAGCTTTTGCTAAAAGCCTTGTATATTGCTGATCCATTAAAACAGCCAAGCTTTGATCCCTAATTAAAGCAGTAGCAAATACAGTTGCCATTGCATATTCGACACAAACAGAAAAATATGAAGGCCAATCGACCTCTTCTGCCCTATATGTATAATCAGCTATAAGCTCGTCTGAAACATCAGCATCGCAAAAAACTTTACTGCCATAAACATTATATTCAATTTGATAGTCCCTTACAGTCACCGCATGTAAGAATATATATTCTGGCAATTGATAAGCAGCAGTAAATCTTCCAGTAGGCGCATCGCTTAATCTATTTAAAATAGCCTGATTGGTAGCAAACCTCCATCGTGTAGATGTAAGATTGGTTCTCGCAATATCTTCATACATATTACCTGCAATCAAAGCTTCAGATGTATCATCATTAAAAGAGGTAATAGGCTCCGCACCAACTAAGATGAGAGCGCGGCTACATATATCAATTGCGCTATTTGCAGGAGTGCTAGTCATTGTAAACCTCTATGTAAAGAGAGGGGGCTTTCGCCCCCACTCTATTAGTCGCCATCGGTTTCTGCAACAGCAGTACCGTCAGATACATCAACAACCGTACCAGTGTTGGAAAGCACAGTACAAAAATTAGTTGTTGGAGTGTTTGTATCACAAACAATAATTAGATCACGAACAGAAAGCATATTAGCCGCACTGTTAAAGTAACCTTCTGTGTTTATTGTAGCGATTGCGTCTGTAGTTGAATATCTCCACACGCTTCCATTTGAATCGCCACCGATACGAGTAAGACCACTTGCACTATAAGCCATTTTAGATCCTCCTCTTAGTTATTGTCTAGGACTTCGTAGATACCGTTATCATCGATAGCTACCGCGCCCATTGACATCATTGATGTTGCTAAGTGAGACACTTTCTCAGCAACATAGTTTACTTCAGTTTGAACATCAGAGTTGATGCCAATACCTACAGCAGTTGTATGGTAAGCAAAGTTTTTACCACCTGCTACAGCAGACGTTGAGAAGATCTTGAAGCCCAAGAACTCTTTCATTGTCATACCACCTGCGAATGGTAAGTTTTGTGGACCAACAAAGTCTGATGATGCAAACTCATTGATTGCAAACAAATCAGCGTATCCTGCAGGAGACATCGCAAGATAGCGTTGCCCATCTTCTGGAACATCTGCCGTACCCATTGTTTCAAACAATGATAGAAGATCTGCTTTTTCAAGAGCAGAGCCAGTGTCATGTATTTGAGTAGAGTTAGCACCTGCATCCATAGCAGTAATGATAAGCTCATCTGTTTTTCTACCAAGAGCAGCAGCAGCAGATTGCGCTACAGCTTGACGCTCGTTGATATTTGTTTTCAACTCATCAAGCTTGTCGATGTACTCAGCAGCATAATAATCGCTCATTGTCGCTTCGACGTTGGTGTGTGCTAGCTCCATAGGAGTTACATTACCATTGCGTGATTTTGTTGAGGCTGATCCAGTGCCTATTTTCTGGAATCGTGCAGTTGACCCTGACACATTTGTAGAGCGAATAGTATTCCGTAGCTTGGAACCCATACGCTGATACGCCATGTGAACTTCAGTTTCAAACTGCTTTATAAAGGCTTGGTCTATTGTATTAGCCATTTTTACAGTCCTTAATTGAGTTTCCGATTGCTACGAGTGTCCACGTTTACATGTCAATTCGGGTATCCATAAGGGCCGATCAATGCACTATGGGTCGTAATATTTCATTATTAACATCAAATTCTTGAGAATTGCAACGCACAAATTCAACAAATCTATTATCATTGCTCATCTCAACAGGCTCAAAGCCAAGCCAACATGCCCAATTTAGCATATGCTCATTCTTAGAAAGGATAGTCATAGTAATTATTGGATGCAGTTTATCAAACATATTTAACAAAGACTTAGACATCTTTGCTGTTAATACAACGTTATGCTCTAAACTATTTGCAAATACAGTAAACATTTGTGGAGTATCTTCAAAAAAAGAAAGACCACCTACAAAAACTATATTACCATATTTATTTCTACAAATATAAGATTCCGTTGAATTGAATATTTCAAACAGCGCCTCTTCTACAGAATCATAACCAAAGTCTTTTACCTCTACTTTGTTAGCAGGGTGCATAATGCTTTCAAATTCTTTAACATGATAATGCTTCATTGGGGTAAGATATGCCTTACCCCTTTGAATTATCTTCTTTTCATCTGTTATAAAGCTTTTGGAACCCATTATTTACTTCTTGTATAAAGTCATTATTTCTTCGTGCAGGATGCCAGTACCTTTCATCTTGCATCATTTCTCTTAGACCTTGTTCTGTAATCTTGCCAGAAGGCGTTGCGTCCCCTCCCATAGACGGAGACTGCATTTTCTCCATAATAAACTCAAGTACCTTTAGCCCATCAGCAGTTTCAGTTAATCTTTCAATAGAATCCATATGCTCTTCTGGAAAGAATTGTTTAGAAAATAAAGCAGCAGCCTCTATTCTAGCATTAGCATTATCACCAAGCTTTTCTATCTCTGCGTCAGTATCTATCATTTCCCCTTCAACAGCTTTGACTACTTTTTCTAAACCCTGTTCAAACTCAGCCTGACTAAACCCATAAGTAAAAGCGTGATTTGCCCACCACTCTAAAACCTCACTATCTATAGCACTTTCCTCATCTATATAATCAGGAAGTTGGTAGTCACCTGCACTATCTGGCCTATCTTTAAAACTCTCTGCCTCTATTTCTTTTAGAACCTCGGCACGAATATCTTCGTCCTTAGTGCCTAGCTTAGACTCAAGCTCCTTATATGCTTTAGCTAAGTCCTCACCTGACTTGTATTTCTCAGGCAACCACTCTGGGCGCTCTTCTGTTTTAGTCTCTAGATCTTCTGCTACTACAAAATCTCTTTCCTCTTGTGGAGGTAGCTCTGTCGTTGCTTCTTGAACTTGTTCATTCATTATTCTTTACCTTATGTGATCTCTGAATATGACGCTCTATTAAGCCAACAAGATACCGTTGACCTTCTAAATGACGCAACTCATCAGTAGAAATATTAGGACCACTAACCATTTCTATAGTTATACTACGCAAGTATTTAAGAATTTCTTGACCAGTAGGCTGAGAAAATACAGAGCCAAAGTTAAGGCTTATCTTATCTTCTTCTGTTTTCTTTCTTGCTATTCCGTCTAAACCAATATGACTATTCTGCGGCAATAGGTGGTCCTGCTAATTGTTCCTGTTGTTTCATTTGCTGCATCATTGCAACTATCTCTCTACGCTCTTCTGCATCACGAATCAACCCATCAGGTACACCAAATTTCTTAGCTAAGTGAATAGCAGTTTCTTCAGAATTAATTAAGATATTGGTAACATCAGGGCCAAAGTAAGCATTAACAAGCTCTAGAAATCTAGAAACAGAAGTTATATCTTGGTTTGATTGTGCTTGTGCTAATGGTGAAGAAGATCTTATTTTTACCTCTCTTCCATTAACTGTAGGCAATTCAATGCGGCCTTGCTTCTTAAGAATATAAATTACTCTTTGCAATACTGGCTGTACTAACTCAGCTTGCAGTCTACCAAAGGCTGATCCTATTCTGCGTGACAAATCTGCCATACGTTCTGCGACTTCTGTAGCAGATGCAGGAGTTCTATCTGGATTTCCTAGCATATCATTGTATAATGCGCGTTTTATATTTAAGCGCATGTCGCTTAGAACTATATCAGCAACGTCAAATCTTCCTGCTGCTTGTATTGGCTGTAGACCGCCAGATTGCGGTGACTTAGGTATTATCGTGCCAGGGACTAAATTGATAGTATCTGGGTTAATGATTCCGTCATCATCCATTTGGTAAATGCCAGAGATAGCCATTTGTGCATTTTCTAAAATAAGCTGAATAGTTAAGTTAGTAGTCTTGATGGCAGATAAAGCATTAATCAATGGGCCTCTGCCATACACTTCACCTGCACACTTAGACCATCTAAAACAAACATATGGATTAGAACCTACACCCTTAAACTGTTGTTCTTTAATATACGTTTTGGTTGACATATCTATTACATAAAGAAGATATGCCTCTTCATTTTTCTTACTATAATCTTTGCAAAGTATTTCTAGTAAAGTACATTTACCTTCTGGGTCTCGCTGCGCTCTTTGCTGAACCTTTGGGTCAAGCTTTGCATCAGGATAAAGTATCGTTATCTCAGAGTTTCTTATACCTTTGCGCTCTCTAAACACATGATCTATCTTATCATCAGGCCCAGTATCTAAAACTACATGAGGTAATGGTATTGCAGAAAATCTAATAGGATTAATTGCATCACCCTCATCTACGCATAGAACACCAGTGCCAACAGCTAGATCCATAAATGCTTCATGTACTTCCTGAGAGAAGTTAGAGTTTTGTAATACCTCAAAGACATATTCAGTTATTTCATCAAGGTCATTATCAACAAAGTCTCTTTCGCTCTTAGGTATTTCTGATCCTGCAATTAGATCTGCCCAACGCGCAAAGTTAGGGACTAGCCCCGATTGGAGCCTTGAAGCAAACTCTTGAACGCCGACCACTGCCGTTTCATCAAAGATTTTATCATCTCTACGCTGACCTGCAGTTTCATAATAAAAAGACTCACGCTGCGGTAGAGCGTACTCATAACATTCCTCAAAGAGGTCAACAAAGTTTTGCCTATGTGCTTTAGCTTTTTCATATCGTTCTAACTTCTGTTTTGGATCATGCATTATAAAAACCTACTATAGTAGCCGATTCCACCAGTAGAACCAGTAATTAAAGACCTGCGACCTGCACCTCTACGTCTGCCTGTACCTGCCTGTCTTGTCTGTACATTTAATTCTTGCTCAGTACCAGATAAAACTCTTCTTCCTGCGCCAAGATCTTGTGACCTCTCAAGTCTACGTCTTAATAAAGATTGTTTTGTTCTAGCTCTTTTTATTCTTTGTCTTTTTAATTCTTCTTGAGCTAATCTTTCTTGCTCAGAAACCGCTTCTTCCACAGGCTTTTGATAAATAGATTTAGGAGTTACAGAAGTAGTTCCTATACGGCTTCCACTAGATGTTGTTACATCAGCTACAGATTCTCTTAAATCAGGTTGGGCTTGAGCCTCCTCTTCTGCTGCCGCTTCTACTGCTGCTTCTCTTGCTGCCGCTTCTCTTGCCAATCTTTCTCTTTCTAGTCTAGCCGCTCTCTCTCTTCGCTTTCTTCTTCTTTTTTTCCTACGACTAGATTGAGACCTTAACTTATCTAACCCTGATTGTTTATTCTTATCAGCTTCATATTGTCTCTGTTCTTCACCACCAATAAAAGGTTTATCGCCAAAGCCTAAACTTTCTTTAACCCTATCAAATAAACTTGCCATTTGTTTTATTCCTTAAGAAGATATATATTCTTAAACACAGATTAAAATTAATTTCAACGCACAAGTGACCAAACGCTAGGTTTGTGTGCCGCACTTTTAGGCTTTCTTTTAAAAACATCATAGTCTTTTTTAGCTTGCACT